AACTATCAGCAGGGCTTAAACCGTATGTGGTCCCGCAATACTCGCTGGGACTACTATTGGCCCGCCCTTGCTCACATCGGTGAGCAGGCCGTACTCAACAAAGAAATCTTCGCTGACGGATCCGCGAACGACGAACTGGTCTTCGGCTATCAGGAACGGTTCGCGGAATATCGCTACAAACCGTCAGTCATCACGGGTTCGTTCCGGAGCTCCGCCGCAACGCCGCTCGACACCTGGCACCTGGCCCAGGACTTCGCGACGCTCCCGGTACTCGACGACACGTTCATTCAGGAAAACCCGCCACTATCGCGGGTCATCGCCGTCCCAACCGAACCTCACATTCTCTTCGATGCCTACTTCTCCCTCAAATGCGCCCGGCCCATGCCGATCTATTCGGTACCTGGCCTCATCGACCACTTCTAAAATGACAGTCGAAGACTTCTACTTCGCCAGCCTGGTTGCGTGGCTTTACCACCCAGGCTATCAACGGGAGGGCGCGAAAGCGCCTTCTCTGGAGCAAATCGCAAACATGGTCGACGCCATGATGGAAATGAGGGAGCAAAGATGGCCGCAATCGCCGCAGCTGCAATAGGTGCAGGAGCCGGGCTCATCGGTGGCATCATGCAAAACAACGCCGCAAAATCAGCGGCTAAAAAACAAATGGAATTTCAAAAACACATGTACCGACATCGCTATCAGTACACGATGCAGGACATGAAAGGAGCCGGGCTCAATCCGATCCTCGCCTATCAAACGGGCGTCGGCGGCTCTCCAGGCGGGTCAACGTACTCGCCGCAAAATGTCGGGCAGGCGGCAGTCTCAGGGGCTTCGGCCCTGGCAGGGACCGCCTCACAAGTCAAAAAGCAGTCCGACGAGCGCAAGCTCATTCAACAGGAAACCAAAAAGAAACTCGAAGAAACTTACGCCACGGCAACACTCGGTGCGAAATACCACTCCGAGAAAGCTCTAATCGACAGTCAAAAGAAAGTATCCGACCAACAGGTCAAGAATATGGTCCGTCAATACGAAATAATGGGCGCTGACGTTGCTTCGGCACGCGCCGTCGAAAGTCTCTACAGCAAAAATCCGTGGCTTCGAAAATCAGAAATCATCCGCCGGTCCCTCCTTGGTGGGTCCGGTACCATGAAAATCGGCGGGCCCGCCTACGGCCCGCGACGGAGGTAAAAATGGAAACGACCATCAGAGGTCCGTTCGATCGACATCGTGTCGCGATCGCGTTCCCGGAGACGGGACGGACAAAACAGGCAATGGCCGACGACTGCGACGTCAACAAAATCATGGCCAGGTTCGCCAAAACGGGCATCCTGACCCACGTCGCAAAATACGAAGGGAGATACGGTGACTTCACCGAGGCTCTCCCGTATCACGAGGCGATTAGCCTCGTAAAAGAGGCAGACGCCATGTTCATGTCGCTGCCCTCCAAAATCCGAACGAAGTTCAAAAACGACCCCGGGGCCTTCCTGGAGTTTACCCAGGACCCCGAAAACGAGGGCGAGATGCGCGAAATGGGGCTGCTGCCCGCGCTACCGCCCGAACAAGAGCCAAAGGTCGCCCACGGCGCTCCTGCGGCGCCTGAGACTGCGCCAGAACCTGGCGCTCCCAAGCCGGCAACGCCGGCGCCCGCACAGTGATCTACTTGATGTAACTGTGCGGAGTGACACCACTTCCGTAAAGGGGTTCACGACAAATGGAAGATTGGAAACCAAATCTTCAACCTACCCAAGCCCTTTGGGCTTTGGTCACAACAATGAAGGACATTGAAAATGGCCTATCGAAAGAAAATGAAGAGAAAATCGTCCAAGAAACTGTTCACGAAAACAGCCAAGAGGGTTCACCCGAAAAACACTAAGTCCAGCTCCGGGGCCTCCCGCGCGATGCGCGGCGGGATCCGGCTATGACATGCCGTGCTACACGCCGCTTGACGGCTGGCTAGCTTCGGCCAGGTCTAAAAATGGCAAACGCGCAGTCACGTTCAAAAAAGGCGAAGCCTTGGTAGATCGTCCCATCTCCGTTCCCTGCGGCCAGTGCATCGGCTGCAGATTGGAAAAGTCACGGGAATGGGCGGTCCGCTGCGTTCATGAGGCATCACAGTTCGAAAACAACTGTTTCGTCACGCTGACCTATGCGGATCCACCCGACGACTGGTCGGTCGACGTCCGCGAGCTCCAGCTCTTCTTCAAAAAACTGCGCAAAAAATACGGGGCCGGGATCCGGTACTTCGCCTGTGGCGAATACGGCGAAAAAAATGGCCGCCCCCACTATCACGCGATCATCTTCAATCACGACTGGAAGGATAAAATCCTATGGAAAACCGAAAACGAAAATCCGCTCTATACCTCGCAATCTCTCTCGGAGTTGTGGGGTCAGGGCTTCTGCTCCACGGCTGCGGTGACGTTTCAGTCAGCAGCGTACGTAGCCCGGTACTGTACCAAAAAGATAACGGGCAAAAACGCGAGCCCGGTGTGGTTCCACCCGGAAACGGGGGAACTACAAAACCGAAAGAGTGAGTTCGGGATCATGTCCAGGAGGCCCGGGATAGGGGCCACCTGGCTTGAGAAATACGGTCCAAACGATGTGCTGCCCCATGACCACGTAGTCCATGACGGGACTGTTATGGGCGTGCCTCGCTACTACCGCGAGCGCCTGGCAGCTCTGGATCCGTCAAAAATCGCAAAAGACCGTTCGTCCAGGGTGCGCAAAGCGCGATCGCACCCTGAAAACAACACAAGCGGACGCCTGAAAGTCCGCGAGACGGTCAAGAAAGCTCAAATCTCACACCTGCCGAGAAAACTTGAGAAGGAGAAGTAAGTGCTACTGCAAGTCTTTACTGTCTACGACAGCAAAACGGAAACATACTTTCAACCGTTCTACAGTCAAACTATGGGCGCTGCTATGCGCTCCTTCGAAGAGGCATGTAACGATACAGAACATCAGTTCTACAAATACGCCGAGGACTTCACTCTGTTCAAATTGGGCATCTACGACGACCAGACCGCAGAATTCCAACTCGATACGCCCGTCTCCCTGGCCAAGGCCATCGAAATGAAAAGGAACCCGCAAAATGGCTAAATCGGTCATGTCGCATCAGTTCGCCCAGGTCCCCACCGCGGAAATCCCGCGGTCCTCCTTCAACCGATCCCACGGCTACAAAACCACCTTCGATGCAGGGTACCTGGTCCCCATCTTCGTCGACGAGGCACTGCCTGGAGACACGTTCTCGCTAAATATGACCGGCTTTGGCCGGTTGGCGACACCGCTACACCCGATCATGGACAATCTGTTCGTTGACTCGTTCTTCTTCGCGGTGCCGATCCGTCTCATCTGGGACGATTGGGAGAAATTCAACGGGGCTCAGGATAACCCCGACGATCCAACGGACTTCGTCACGCCGCAAATGGTATCGCCTGGCGGCGGCTACGCAGAAAATTCGCTCCATGACTATTTCGGCCTCCCCGTCGGAGTGGCCGGAATGACCCACTCGTCTCTCTGGCATCGTGCCTATAACAAAATCTGGAATGAGTGGTTTAGAGACGAAAACCTGCAAGACAGCGTGACTGTCGACACCGGCGCAGGGCCGGACACTCCGGCCAACTACGTCACGCTCAAACGTGGCAAGCGCCACGACTACTTTACATCGGCCCTACCCTGGCCCCAGAAAGGCGAGGCCGTGCCTCTGCCGCTCGGAACAGACGCGCCGGTCCTGGGTATCGCCACCTCAGCATCGGAAACCTACGCGTCAACGCCGACGACACAGCTGCAGGCGGACGGAACCGTCTCGACCGATAGCGATTGGTGGTCGTTCGGCTCCACCCATAGCTACATGGTCCAGGGCGACAACACGTCGAAAGTTCCAAATATCCGGGCCGACCTAAGCGCCGCTACCGGCGCAACAATTAACGCGCTCCGCCAAGCGTTCCAAATCCAGAAACTGTACGAACGCGATGCAAGAGGCGGCACGCGCTACACGGAAATCATCAAAAGTCACTTCGGGGTGACATCCCCCGATCAACGGCTCCAACGTCCCGAGTTCCTCGGAGGCGGGTCCTCTAACATCAACGTTAATCCGGTCGCTCAGACCTCAGAAACTACCGGTGCCAGCCCCCAAGGCAATCTTGCTGCCATCGGGACAATGCAAATGAATGGCCACGGCTTCACTAAATCTTTCACCGAACACTGTGTCCTCATTGGCATGGTAAGTCTCCGTGCAGACCTAAACTATCAGCAGGGCTTAAACCGTATGTGGTCCCGCAATACTCGCTGGGACTACTATTGGCCCGCCCTTGCTCACATCGGTGAGCAGGCCGTACTCAAC